TGGATCTGGTTAAAAGAGGTTTAGACGATCTTATTGATAAGCACCAGCAAAATGGTGTTTATGACACAGTTGGTCGATCATTGATCAACTTAAAAAATGATTACCTTGCTTATCTAGACAAAGCCAATCCGTTGTACAAACAAGCAAGATCTGCCTGGGGAGGGGTCTCTGAGTCCAAAAGATTGCTGGACGAGGGAAAGAATTTTTTAAAGCTCAACCCATCTCAAGTTGCTGATGATTTCAGCAAGATGACCCAAAGTGAGAAAGAATATTTCAGACTGGGTGCAGCCGAAGCTATCAGAGATCTTATTGGTGGCAAGCAAGACATGGCTAACATGGCTCAGTCTCTTATTGGATCTGAGCGCAACAGGCAAAAGTTAAGAGCAATATTTCCCTCTGAGGAGGCTTTTAATAACTTTGAGCAGATGATGAAGGCTGAGTCTCAGATGTCTGCAGCCAGAGCATACTATTTGCCTAAGTCTGGATCTAAAACCGCTGGTATGGGTGTAGATGTGGCAGAGCACGGTGGATCTGCTGATCTAGGCTTGTTAAATGACATTATGAGCGGTAGATTTAATTTAGCAGCTCTAAAGTTAGCTCCTAGTGTTTACGGTGCTGCAACTGGCATGAAACCAGCCACGGCATCGGCATTAGAGAAAAGTCTGATGACTCCTGGCAAAACAGCAGAAAGTTTGGCAGAAAAGCTACAGGCAGCAAAATTAGCGGAGCAAAGGGTCAAACGAGCTCCATTGCTATTTACAAAGCCAATCGTAGCTCCAGCAGCGATAAGCACACCGCAAGAGCAATACAAATAGGAGGACTTATGCCACTCAAAAAAGGTTCTAGCAAGGAGGTTATCTCCACCAACATACGTAAGCTCACCAAAGAGGGTGGCAGACCTCGCAAGCAGATCATCGCTATTGCGCTGACCACAGCCAGGAAGTCTAAGAAAGGTGGCAAGCGGAAGGCTAAAAGATGAGTGATAAAAAGCCTAATCTTTCTGTTGGAAGGGGTGAAAAGCTATCAGTTTCCAAGGGTGGCGGTCTGACCGAGAAGGGTCGAAAGAAGTACAACCGTGCTACTGGAAGTAATTTGAAAAAGCCCCAGAAGTCTGGTCCGAGGCACAAGTCATTTTGTGCCAGGTCTAAGAGCTGGAAAGGTGAACGAGGTAAGGCTGCTAGACGTAGATGGGGGTGCAGATGAGCAAGAAAAAAGACAAGGGTATCAACCCAGAGCTGGAGGAAGCTATCTCCACCATGCTGAGAGAGGTCATGTTGGACTCAACTGCCTCGATTACCGATAAGACAAAAGTGCTAGACAGAGCTCTAAAACTAGAGGCTATCAAGCTAAAACTCTCCGATGATGAATGGGGAGCTGGTCTTATGGGGTTAGATGATGATGACGAGAAGTGATATGATGATTACTTTTCAACAGAGGGGTATACAAAATGGATTCAATAGCATTGATTCGCCTAGCGTTAGAGGTCATCTCAGACCGATTGATCACAATCTTAGCTCTCACGATGAGCTGCGGTCTGGCTTGTTACACGATGTGGGCGGGGGATTGGACAAGGGTATCCACCCTTGGTATATTCGTAGTGTTCAGTTATTTAGTAGTTACACAAAAGGAGCGCAATAATGCCAAGCAGCAACAGATCCAACCAGAACATTCCTAGTGCTGGTCGTGAAAACAGGAAGATGCAAGATGCTCCTGTGCAACGTCCACAGGCTTATAACCAGCAAATTGGCATGGCTGTGCGCCCACAGCTGCCCAGAGATGCTACAGGCGGTCAAACAAGATGGCAGCCAGGTGAGCTCCCTATGGGTGGCTTTAGAGCTGTAATCGACTTTTCTGGCACTCCTAGCTACAACACTAAGAAGTCACCTACATCTGGTGGTGGGGGCAAGGTGTACTGATGGCTAATAATATTGCGTTTCAGGCAATGGGCAACACAGTTGCTTGTGTGGCTACTGCAGCCAACACACAGTCATCTGTGACCACCATTACCGCAAGCACACCCTGTCAGCAATATTTGCTGACAAACCAGGACAACATTAACGTAGCGTTTGTGCAAATCACTACAAGTAGTGTATTTAACACAGCAATCCCTACCAACACCGTTAGTCAGCAATTAGTGCCAGTTTTACCTTTTGACCAAAAGGTGATTACTGGTGTGCAAGTAAGTAGCACGTCAAACGTCTATGCTCGTATCATTTCAGTTGGTACAACAACGGTTTACATCACTCCTGGTGAGGGGCTGTAAATAGACCCGTTTACGCTTGCAATGATGGCTTTCTCCGCTGTAAAAAGCGGAGTGGCTGCCTACAAAGAAATCAAGCAAACTGGCGGGGAAGTGGTCAAGATTGTGAACGAGCTGAGTGGTGCACTTGGCTCTTTTTTTGACCACCAGGAGCAAGCCAAGAAGGTAGACGAGGAGCTGAAAAAGAACCCTCCAAAGGGAAAATCCTTGCAAGCCATAGCTCTAGAGAATGTGCTGCGTAGAAAGCAGCTAGAACAGGCTGAGTACGATTTAAGACAGATGTTGGTGTATGAGTCACCACCAGAGCTCGGAGCGGTCTGGACAGAGTTTGAGGCAGAAAAGTCTAGGCTAGTGAAGGAACAGGCAGCTATAGACAAGGCGCAAAAAAAAAGGAAGTACTCGAATCATACGAAAGACGTATGCGACACGATCGGATCAAGATTGGGGTTGCAATATGTATCGCAGTATTTGTGGTGGCTTTCACCATCGGTGGCTTGATGTACCAGATCCATTTGTGGACTGAGGAACGCAAAAGAGAGGACCGCTGGTATATTGAGTTTCACAGAAAGTTCGAGCAAAATAGCAAAGAAGTAGAGTGCTACAACATTTTCAGAGAGACAGGGTATCTACCCAAATACTGTAAGGATTAGACATGAACTGGTTAGCTCAAATAGCCCCCACCATCGCAACCGCTCTAGGAGGTCCACTAGGCGGTATTGCTTATGAGGCAGTTTCCAAAGTCATGGGCATCTCCCAAGACGATGCCAAAAAGATGCTAGATGATGGCAAACTGACAGCTGATCAGATCGCATCTGTGCAGCAAGCTGAGATTGCTTTGAAAGCCAAAGCACAGGAGCTCGGACTAGACTTTGAGAAGTTAGCGGTAGAAGACCGAAATTCTGCTAGGAATATGCAGTCCAACACTCACAGCTATATTCCACCTTTCTTAGCCATTGGCATCACAGTTGGATTTTTTGGCATCTTGTACGCTTTGATGACGGACAAGGTCACCAAATCAGATGAGTTAATGATTATGCTGGGTAGCCTGTCCACAGCCTGGACGGGTGTTATTGCGTTCTATTTTGGATCATCTGCTGGTAGCCAGGCTAAAGATCAGCTCCTCCATCAATCACAACCTACGGTGACAAAATGATCAACTCTAGAGATTTAAATGAACTCCTCCCAGAAGTCAAAACCAAAGTCGAGCAGTTCATCTCCTTATGCAAGGATGCTGGAATTGAGCTCCTCGTTACGTCCACTTACAGAGACAATGAGAGCCAAGCTGCACTTTATGCTCAAGGACGAACAGCTCCAGGCAACATTGTTACAAATGCTGGACCTGGTGAGTCTTATCACAACTATCGCTGTGCTGTGGACGTTGTGCCTCTGGTTAATGGCAAGCCTGATTGGGATGGATCTCATCCAGTTTGGGCAACTATTGGCTCTCTTGGTGAGCAAGCTGGTCTAGATTGGGCGGGTAAGTGGGTGCACTTTAAAGAGCTTGCCCACTTCCAATATACAGGCGGTCTGACTATTGCCCAGCTAAAAGATGGGGCGCAAATTGGCTGATACAACAGATGCGCCTAAAGTAGACACAGCGATACTGGATGCGGTTGCAAAGGACCGAGGGGCGCAGCTGTGGCAAGAAACACAGAAAGCCTACCCTATCATGGCAAAACAGGATCTAGCATTCAAGTACGCTCCTGTGGCAAAGCCTCCGTATATGCTGGAGTTCTACCAGGGTGGTGATCTACCGTCTTGGGCAAAAGGCAAAACTTCAGCAGTCGAGATTATGAATGCCAAAACAAAGCCATCTGACATACTGGCTGATTGGGTGTCTCATTATGGTGTGACCAAAGATCCACAGATTGCGCCTCTGTATAAGCAATTTGTAGAGTCCATGACACCAGAGCAAAAAAGTAGACTAGCCAAGCAATACAAAGATTATTCGCAAGGCTATTACATGGACGAGAAAGGTAACAAGGTTGTTATACCTGGTCCAAAAGAAACCAGACCTTATGAGAAATGGGCAGAGTTAAGCGGTATACCAGCTTATATGCGAGGATATACGTTTGACCAATGGAAGGACTCTAAGGACTGGTACACCCCGCAACAGCTGCAATACTTAGATCAGATCAGATCCATCACAGGGTATAAGTCTCCTACCCAGCAGACCCGTTAAGCAGCTTGTGAACGATCTCAGGATTTTGCTGCAGCGTATAGGCTAGTAGTGTAAACCCTGAGTACTTCTGAATATTGTTCACATTAGAGATGTACAACTTCTGGGACTGAGCCATAGCCAGAAGATCTGTGAACATCTCCAGATTCACTTGTTCCTGGTTGCTGTGATGTTTGTGGTGTAGTGGCTCACCACCATTGTCTTTAAACGTGCTGAGTCTGACCACCTTGGTCTTGTCAAAGAACTCTCTTGCATACTTAAAGACCTGGTAGTCATCGCTGCAGACGAGGAGTGTCTTACCAGCCACGTCCTCTTTCATCTTCATGAACTGGTATTTGTAATCCATCTTGTAGTCTGTGTTACGCACGTGAACAGAGACGTACTCACCCAGCTTGGCAATCTTAGCCTTGATGTACTCCTGGATGTGTGGCTTAAAGACTAGACCGTCCAGGCAATAGATAGACAGGAACTCACCCTCCCAGCATTGCTCATGGACCAGCACGTCCTCCTTGTGACCCAGATCCATGTTGAAAGTTAACTTTTGTTTAGACTCGATCTCGATGAAGTTGTTAACAACTGGGCTGTACTTGGAAATGTAGGAGTCTAGTTTTCCCTCTGTGACGGATGGCTTTGCTGTGAGCTTGTTGAGCTCGGTGTAGTTGTTCTTGCGGATGACAGAACTCCTGTGCATGAACGATGTACCAAAGTAATTCCAGAAGTCATCGTGCAAGCCAGACTCTGTGGAGTCTATGAGCAAGTATCTGTGGTGCTTTTCAGCGTATCTCCAGCACTTCTCAATCTCGCACAATGTGTCGTTAAGTCCACCACGGGGTTTGCAAAGAACGTACTTCATGCTGGTAACTTCCAAAAGAATTGATATGCTGCAAGACAAGGCTCAATGCCTAGTGACTTAAAGTAATCATAGACATACTTACCCTTACCCTCTAATTGACCGTTGACAACCCAGTTGTCATCTACACCTATCAGGCAGCCAGGAGCAAGGCTTGGCATGATGCTAGTGAGCTCGTAGAGGTGGTGCAGCGCAGACTTGTTGGTGACTGCAAGATCATCACGGGGCGCATCAAATGAGTCTAGGTAAAGTAGATTGATCTGACTGTTGTTCTTCTGCATATTTTTACCAAGACCGTAGAGGAACTTGATACTGTCACCCTCGCACACCGCAGATCTTTCGCATTGCATCTTGCTCAAGCAGTACTTGGTGCTCTCTGGGCTGATGTCTATGGTCATGAATTGACCACCAAACTCTTTGATGTGCGCATCAAACAGCAGACTGCTTTGCCCGTCACCGTCCCAGTTACCCTCTGTCCTGGCGCATCCTGTCTCGATGATGGTTGGATCTTTGATGTCTTTGAGGTAATCAAAGATGTAGTCAAATCCTATTTGTCTTTGACCTAGGTGTAGTCTGGCTGCTTGATAGAGTTGTGATGTCATGCCTTTTCTCCGATTACCATGAATGAGTTGTTGAGGTCTACGTTAGATCCGATGATGTTGACATAGCCACGGTCTTGCAAAAAGTCGCAAATGAACTCTCGGTCTAGCACGTGAAGATGTTTGCGGTTGTTCCACGGTCTCCAGTAGCTCTGAGAATAGTGTGGAAGATACAGGAAGAGGACACCACCAGATCTGAGCCTGGTAGTCCAATGGTCCAGCGCATCTATCCAGTTCGGCAAATGCTCTAGGCAATGACTGCTGAAGATGTAGTCTACAAGAGGCTCTGGCAGCTGGTAGGCATCTGAGTTGTCTATCTGTGGATCTATAGGCACAGCACCTGGCAAGCACCACTCCATGCGGTTGCAGCCTATGTCGTACCCGTACCCCTTGCAGAAATGCTTGGCAAAGGGGATTGCAAACTGTGCTGCAAAACCCTCTGCTTGGAATGCTGGGTACTGTCTACCGTTATGAGTAATTACTTTCATAGGGGGGAGTCCATTTGGTCATTCAACTGAGCTGGGCAGAAACAAGGAAAATTCCCAACGTCTGACATCCTGGAGTGCCTTGTTAACCTCCCGATCTTTGTATTCATCATGGTGCTGGTAGGAGTCCACCCTCGAACAAGTAAGTACCAAAGTGACCCAGCTGCACCCACGGTGCTGCCCACACACTCAGACCAGACTCAATGGCTTTGTAGCAGAAGTAGTAGTCCTCTGATAACAACCGCTCTGTGCCTGGCTCTATCATGCAAGCAAAGTATTCTGTGATGCGATCTGTGATCTGCTGCGCATCTGTGAACGTGATGTCGTTGTTGTATGTAGGTAGTGTCTTAGCCATGTGCTCTAGTGTTTCACGCTTGATGAGCATAAAGCCTGTGCCAACACAGTTGACCTCAACTGGCTTGTCTGATGGAACTGTGACAGTACCCGCATAGTCTTTCAAGTTGATGACTAAAGATCCAGTCCTGTTTCTCCATTGCTCGACAGGCACACCCTCATCTGCTGCTTGCTTGACACCGTTCCAGTTGATCTCTTTCTTAGGATAGATACCAGCAATGATGTCCTTGTCGGCATCTAGCATTTTGAGAACATCTGCAGCATTGAACTTGATGTCAGCATCTATGAACATCAAATGAGTAAACTCCTTGCGCTGCATGAACTGGTGAGCCAGGAGATTACGTCCACGCTGGATGAGTGACTCGTTAAACATAGCAGAGTAAGCCATGTTGTGACCATGTTGTGAGAGTACAGGAGCCATCATTAAGAGGCTTTGTACGTAGTAGCCAGTAGCCATACCACCGTACATAGGAGTTGCTACAAAAATGTTTGCTTTCTTATCTGCCATGTTAGTCCTTGTTTGTTGTTAGTTGGCATACTGTGTATCTACAGGATGTATGCCAGACCCTGTCTAACGATGAGGGCTTGCCCCCCAGCTGCTATACACTAGCCGTTTTAAAAGTATCTCTCACGAGATCAGATGCCTTTGTCATAGCATCGGAGTACCCTTGTTTGTAGGCTAAGTCGTACAGATCTTGCATACTCATGTTGATGAGTTCTACGATATGTCTTCGATTCTCAGCACATACTTGTTTGTCTTCGCAGACTTCCTCCAACCCCACACTTGAATTTTCCATCCTGCTTCCCTCACTTTTGGCAGCAACTCGCTTGCCATGATTTTCTTAATACGATCAGATACCCCGCTTGCAGTAGCCTGGACAGCCAGGGTCTCATCTCGCTTGATAGCCAAAATGTCTATAAAGCCAAAGAGATCCTGACGTATCCTTGCATGAGGGTTCCACTTCTCAACGATGGCAACTGTATAGCCTTGCTCTCGCAA